AGGCGACGGGGCGATCGGCGCCGGCTCGAGCCATGAGGGCGATCGCGTGGCTGTCGCCGAGTGGTGGCGGCGTGAGCGGGTGAGCCGCACCATGCTTGCGCTCTCGGACGGGCGCGTGGTGGAGGAAGCGACCTACAAGGCCGAGCGTGCGTTGTTCGAGGCGCTGGGCGTGAAGCCCATCGGGCGGCCGCGGCAGGTGGCGAGCCACAAGGTGACACAGCGGATCGTCTCGGGCGCCGAGATCCTGGAGACCGTGGACTGGCCGGGGCGGTTCATCCCCATCGTGCCTGTCTTTGGCGAGGAACTGATGGTCGACGGGCGACGACGGCTTCGCGGGCTGGTGCGCGACGCCAAGGACCCGCAGCGGATGTTCAACTACTGGCGGACGGCCTCGACTGAGCTGGTGGCCCTGGCGCCCAAGGCGCCCTTCATTGGCCGTCGCGGCGCCTTTGAGACGGACAGCGCGAAGTGGGCGAGCGCCAATACCGAGACCCATGCCTATATCGAGTATGACGGGCCCGAACCGCCGCAACGCCAGCCGTTCGCCGGTGTGCCCGCAGGGCCGCTCCAGGAGGCGCTGAACGCCGCCGACGACATGAAGTCGATCATGGGGCTGCACGACGCCAGCCTGGGCGCGCGGTCGAACGAAACGAGCGGGCGGGCGATCCTGGCCCGGCAGCGGGAGGGCGACGTCTCGACCTTCCACTACATCGACAATCTGAGCCGGGCGATCCGGCACGCGGGGCGGATTCTGGTTGACCTGATCCCGAAGGTTTATTCGACCGCGCGTGTGGTGCGGGTGCTGGGGCCGGACGGCAAGGCCGGCGCGGCGGCGGTGGCGCCAGGTGCGCGGGGCGGCGAGACGCTGCGAGCTGTGGGTCGGATCCATGATTTGGGGGTCGGGCGATACGACCTGACGGTGCGCTCGGGGCCGAGCTTCACAAGCCGCCGGGAAGAGGCGGCGGGACAGATGATCGAACTGATCCGCGCCTATCCGGCCGCGGCGCCGCTGATCGGCGACCTTTTGGCGCGGAACCTGGACTGGCCCGGAGCCGACGAGATCGCCGAGCGGCTGGCGGCTAGCCTGCCGCCGATGGCGCGCGGGGCCTCGCCGGAGATCGAGCAAGCGCGGGGCGATCTGGCGAAGCTCGCCCAGGCGTTGGCGGTCGCGCGGGCCGAGACGGCGGCGCTCAAGCAGGACCAGGCGCACAAGTCCCGGAAGCTGGAGATCGAGGCCTTCCGCGCCGAGACCGAACGGATGCGCGCCCAGAGCCCGGCGGCCTGAGACCGCAAGACACTCCTGAAAGGACAGACATGCAGATCAAAGATCAAACCGTCGTGGACGCGGCGGCGGGCGCAGCCATGCCTGATGCGGGGCCGGAGCCGTTCGAGCTGGAGGTGGACGGCGAGGTGCATACCCTGCCGGGCTCACTGCGCGGCGCCTTCATGATGAACGCCGACTATACGCGAAAGACCCAGGAACTGGCTGATCTGCGCCGGGCGCTGGACGCCGAACGGGAAGCGTTTACGGCCGGGTCTGCGGCGGAACGCACGTTGAGCCGCGACCGGATGCGTCTGGCGCTGATCGAAGACGATCTGGAGGCCTATGACGGCGTCGACTGGAACGCCTGGGCGGCGCAGGACCGGGAGGGCGCGGAGGCCGCCTGGGCGCGGCGGACCGATTTGGTCGAGGCGCATGCGGTGCTGTCCGACGCAGCTGGGCGCAGCGAAGCGCAGGAACAACTGAGCCGGGCGCGCGAGACCGCAGAGGCCATGGCGCGGACCGGCCAGGCGCTGCGGCAGGAGATCGAGGGCTGGTCGCCGGAGACGGCGGCGAAGCTGGTCGACTACGCCCAGGCCTTCGGCGTCACGATGGAGGAGCTGGCCGAGGCTGCGGACCCCAGGCTCTGGAAGCTGTTGCACAAGGCCTGGAAAGCCGACCAGACGGCCGATGAGGCCGCCGCCGCCAGGGCCCGCGAGCTGCGCCCGGCCGTGAGCGTGGCCGGCGCGGGTGGCGGAGCCGGCGGTCTGCGGGATGAACTGGCGGCCAAGGAGTGGATGCGGCGGCGGAACGCACAGGCGATGAGCGGGCGGTGATGGAAGGACCCGTTCAAGACGCGACCGCGCGGCCTCTCTACCCCTGCCTTGTTGACCGTCTGCGCGCTGGCTAGCTGACCTCTACGTTTTCACGCCCCTCCGGCCTCCCACGCGGGAGCACGCCGGACGGGGGCGACGTCTCCGCGCCATCGGAAGGACAGACCGAGTACGCGCGGGCGGTGAGCCCGCGCCTCGGCGCGTCCGGCGCATTCCCCAACATCATCAAAGGACAACCGATGCCAAACACCCTTTTGAGCGCCACCGCCGTGACGCGGGAGGCGCTGCGCGTGCTGCACCAGAAGCTGAGCTTCGTGGGCACGATTACGCGGGACTACGACGACCGCTTCGCTCAGCAGGGCGCGAAGGTCGGTGACACCCTGAAAATCAGGCTGCCCAATCAGTATGTGGTGCGTAGCGGGGCGACGCTCTCCGCCCAGGATACCACAGAGAGCTCGGTGGATCTGAAGGTGCAGACCCAGAAGGGCGTCGACCTGAACTTCACCTCGGTCGATCTGACCATGAGCCTGGACGACTTTTCCGACCGGATTCTGGAGCCGGCGATGAGCGTGCTGGCGGCGACCCTCGAGGCCGACGCCATGAGCATGTATCGCGACGTCTGGAGCCAGGTGAACAACCAGGCCGCCGCAGCGACCTTCGCGCGGGTGCTGGAGGGGCGAAAGCTGCTGGTCGACAATCTGGCGCCGCTCAATGCACGGACCTGCAACCTGAACACCCAGGATAATCTGGACCTGGTGGATGGGCTGAAGGGCCTGTTCAACGACAAGGCCCTGATCTCGACCCAGAACCGCGAAGGCTACATGGGCCGGACGGCGGGGTTCGACTTCATGGAGAGCACGTTGTGGCCCAGCCACGCGCGGGGGCCGTCGAATGGCGCCTTCGTGGTGAATGGCGCAGGTCAGACGGGTGCGACCCTGACGGTCTCGACCGGAGCCGGGGTCCCCAATCCGGGCGATATCATCACCATCGCCGGCGTGTTCCGGGTGCATCCGGAGACCAAGCAGGCGACCGGGGTGTTGCAGCAGTTCGTGGTGGGGACCGGCGCCACGGCGACCTCGTTCCCGATCTCGCCGGCCATTGTGACGAGCGGGGCGGGGCAGACGGTGTCGGGCTCGCCGGCCAACGGCGCGGCGGTGACCTTCGCGGGCGCGGCCTCGACGGCGCACGGGATCTCGCTGGCCTATCAGAAGGGCGCGTTCGCGTTCGCCACGGCCGACATGGTGATGCCGCGCGGCGTGGATTTCGCGTCCCGCGAGGTGTTCGACGGGATCTCGATGCGGATCGTGCGGCAGTACGACATCAACAGCGACCGCTTCCCGTGCCGACTGGATGTTCTCTACGGCTTCAAGACCATTCGGCCGCAACTGGCCTGCCGCCTCGCCAACCGATGAGTTCGGCTTCGCAATGATGGTGTGGCGGCCGGCGTGAGCACGCGGGCCGCCCGCCCATCCGGTCCACCAGCAACCCTTCGAAACGGAGAGGCCGATGGCCATCTCAACCTATGCCGAGCTGCAGGCGGCTGCGGCCGGATGGCTGGTGCGCGGGGACCTGACCGCGCGCATCCCCGAGTTCATCGCGCTCGCCGAAGCGCGGCTGAACCGCATCCTGCGGACCCGACTCTCGGAGACCGAAGCGACGCTCTATGTCACAGGGGGCGCCCTGAGCGCGCCGCTGCCGGCGGGGTTCACCGAGCCGCTGCGGCTATGGGTTGTGCGGCCCGAGGGGCGCGAGGAGTTGCCGTTTGTCGAAGCGGCGCGTCAACGGGCATGGACCGCCCGCGGCGAGCCGTCCGCCTGGTCTGTGGACGGCCAGGCTGTGACCTTCGATCGGCCTTGCGCAGCGCCGACGACACTCGTGCTGAGGATGCTCAGGGCGTTCTCGCTTTCGGCCGTTGCGCCGACCAATGCACTCCTGGATGAGGCGCCCGACATCTACCTGTTCGCCACGCTCTGCGAGGCCGGTCCGTTCCTTCGCGATGGAGAGCTGGCCCAGGCCTATGAAGCCAAACTGCAGCGGGCGGTGGCCGAGTTGAACGCCAAGGCGGCGCGGAGCCGCGCGGCGAGCCGGCTGGTCACCGACCTGCCGGAGCTGGCGGGCGCATGCTGATCGCCGGCCCGGGGGCCCCGGAGGCGCTGCGTGCGCCGCTGCTGGCGCTAAAGGAGGCTCTGGACCGGCTGAACCAGCCCGGCGCGCCAACGCCGATCTTCGCCACCACTCAGGCCGGTCTGCCGCCCGCCGTCGCCCACCCTCGCACCCTGCTGCTGGTGAGCGATCTAAACATCCTGGCCCACTCCGATGGGACCAACTGGATCCGCCAAGATACGGGAGCCGTGATCGTCTGATGCCTTCATCCTGGTCGCCATCGCTCCGCCTGGAGCTGCAGTTCACGGGCGAGAACATCAACCTCTGGGGCGAGAAGCTGAACACGGCGCTCGCCCACGCCGACAGGGCCATCGCCGGTTGGACCCTGAAGCCGCTGACCGGACCGGTCACACTCTCGACCGCCAACGGAGCGGCGGACGAGGCGCGCTCGGCGACGCTGAAATTCACCGGCGGCGCGGGTCCCTTTACCGTGACGCTGCCACCGGTGGCCAAGACCTATCTGGTCTGGAACGCCTGCGCGGGGCCGGTGACGCTGACGACCGGCGCCGCGGAAACTCTGACCGTGGACGCCGGCGACGTCGTCTGGGCGGCCACCGACGGCGGGGCGGTGAAGACGCCTGGATATGGCGGCGCTTCGATCAAGGACTGGGTGGCGGGGGTGGCCTGGACCTACAACGCGGGAGCCCTGCCGGCCCAGGGTGGCGCGGCGGGCAAGTTCGTCCGCACCGATGGCGCCAACGCCAGCTGGCAGGCCGTGACCTCCTCCGACATCGCCGACTACGGCGCGGCCGTGAAGGGCCTGGCCGTCGCCATGGCCGTCGCCCTCTGAAAACCCGCAAGACAGGAGATCCGGACCCATGCCCGTAACCCCCAACAGCATTGTGACGCCGCAAGGCCCCAGGAGCGGCGGCGCGCTCTGCACCACCGCCAACACCAACTATTCCGCGCCGACCAACATCCTGGTGATCGCCACCGCCGGGGCCAATGGCGCGCGGCTGACCCGGGCCTCGGCCATCCCACTGGAGACCGTGGCTGACACCCAACTCCAGCTCTTTCGGGATGGCGATGGGAGCGGGACGATCAAGCGGTTTTTCCGCTCCTCACGGATGGCGGCCTACACCATGGCGCAGACCACCGAGGCGCCGGCGACGGACTTCGGTTACTCCGACGACAACCCCCTGATCCTGGCGGCCGGCGAGAAACTCTACGCCGCCATCGGCGCTACAAAGCAGATCGCCTTCACCACCGAGTGGGCGGACTACTGATGCAGGGACAACCACTCAGGGGCCTGGTGGGGCAAGGGTTGAGGGGGAAGCGACAGACGGTCGGAGTGATGCGGCGTCTTGAAGTCGCCAGCTCTGGCAAAGCGTCGCTGACGTTCTTGGAGGCCGGCACAGCCATAGTTTACGCTTGGGGAGGCGGCGGTGCCGGAGCATCAGGTATCGGCTCGTCCAACGGCGGTGGTGGCGGTGGCGGCGCCGTTTACGATCAATTCCCAGTCAAACCGGGCGATCAGATCACGTACTCAATCGGTGTCGGTGGCACGGCAACCGGAGGCAACTCTGGCACCGATGGGGGAGACACAATGATCACGACACCTCTTGGAAAGACGATCCTAGCCCGGGGCGGCAAGGGTGGCGTAGTCGGAGGTGGTACTGGTGGCGCAGGCGGAACTGGAGATGGTGGGCGTGTGATTTCGGTCGGCGGCAAAGGTGGAAACAGCGGCAGCATTGGGTCGGCCGGTGCAAATGGCGGCGGCGCAGGCGGCGGTCTCGGACCCGGCGGCGGTGGTGGTGGAGGTGGAGCTGCCGGGCTAGCTTCTGTTACTCAGGGTCTAGCCCCAGGTGCCGGGAACTCACTTGAACCAGGCGCGGGCGGCCAGGGGGGAGATCCAGGCGGCAACCATGGCCGACCCGGTAGGATTTCACTTTGCGTTGTCGCAGTCAGGCAGTCCTAGTCCGGTGACGCCCCTAAACGCGCCGCACCAGACCCACCTTCATCAGCAACCCGATCGCGCGGATCGTTCCGGGGACTGGGACGCCGATGGCGGTGGCGCAGTCTCGGGCGGTGAGGCCGGGTTGGGCGGCGATGGCGGCGAAGGCGCGCTCCATGTGATCGTGGGGCGATGACAGGGCGCTGAAGAGGCCGTGATTGAGAATGGCCCGAAGCGTCTGAGAGTCAGCGCCTGGGATCAGTTCTAGTCGTGCGGATGGGCCGAGCGCACGGGTGGCGTAGTGGCCGAAGGCGTTGAAGGGATCCAGGCGGCTGGCGCCTGAGGTGGGCGCGGCCTTGAGGCGCGCGGCGATCTCCGGGTTGGCGGTGTCGGCTTTGCGCCGGGCGTTCAGCTCGGCCCAGAGCGCCTGGTACTGGCGATAGACGACCGGCCAGTCATAGACGTCGCGCGCCCGTTGGCGGCCGGCCTCGCCCATGCGTCGGCGGAGGTCCGGCGAGACGGCCATGGCGGCCACGGCGGCGGCGACGCCTTCGATGTCGACCGAGATCGTGGCGGCGGTGGCCCAGCAATACTGATCGTAGTTGAAGCCGCCGGTCTCCAGCGCGCGGACCAGAGCCTGGCCGCCGCCCAGCGCCGGGGCCGCGGTGGGCACCCGGACGCCGTCGATGCCGTCGCGAACCGTGTCGCGGTAGCCGTTCCAGTCGGAGACGACGAGCGGCAGACCGGCGGCCATGGCTTCAACGGGGGTAAGGCCAAAGGTCTCCTGAATGTTGTCGGAGAGCGACACGAAGAGGTCGGCCGCGCCCCAGGCGCGCGCCTTGGCGGCAGCCTCGCGCCCCTCAAGGACGATCAGCTGAACGTCGGGTGCGAACTGAGCGGCGCCCTGGATAAAGGCGTCCTCAACGCCCTTGTTGGG